TCATGTCATTACTCTACTTTCAATAGGCGTTAAAAAAGTATGCTCGCGCCCTGGCTTATCCTGAAGATAAAGAGCAAACTGTACAGCGTCTTCACTGTCAGGTATATATTGCTTAAATGGGCCAAGATTTACCAAATTCATTATTTTTATCCTCGTACAATAGTGATCCATTGACCATTTTTAAGAAATTGAATAGGACTCCAATATAACGTCTCAGCGGAATAATCCCTATCTCTATTATAAAACCCAGTTAACACATTAGGGCCGTGATATTCCAACACACCACCAGCTCCTATTTGTACTTCAACACCAAGGCGGATGTTAGAAATGTAAAGACTATTGCATTCTTCTTTTGTATATACGCCCAAATTTCCAACAGAAGGGGGATTTGATGTATTATATTCCCTAGTCCAAGGAGTCCATGGTAAATCATTATATTGGCTACGAGTATATATCCGGCTGCTGTTATAAACAAAATAGCGTTGAATAATCCCCGCAGCTTTCAACACAATAAGAGAACCAGCAAGTTGCTCAGGATAATTAGCACCATTTTGGGCATGAACATTATAATCTTGATAATAAACCCCTGGTGTTTTGTAATTATCTAAATTCGCTTTATCACCTAAATAAATAGCTTGCCCATTAAATATGTCTTGAGAAGTAATATCGATATCTCTGGATAGAGCCTTACCATTTATCTTACGGATTCCTGTAATATATCGAGAGTCGGATTCCGTTTGTGTATAAACCCCAATATCTACGGCAGTCGGTTTATTCAGTGTATTATATTCCCTAGCCCAAGATGTCCATACTCCGATGTCATTTAAGGAGCGAGTATATATCCGGCTGCTGTTATAAACAAAATAGCGTTGAATGATCCCCGCAGCTTTCAACACAATAAGCGAACCGGCCAGAGGTTCAGGATAATTAGTACCAGATTCTGCTGAGGCGTTGGCATATTGAACATAAACACCTGGTGTTTTGTAATCATTCAAATTGATTTTTTCAGGGATAGTGACTGCTTGCCCATCAAAGATATCCTGAGACGTAATATTGATATCCCCAGACAACACCTTTCCATTCACTTTCCTGCTATTAGGCACCGCATTTTTCGCTAAATTTACTGTTTCCATCAAACCAAGGTTTTTCAAAATTCTCTAATACGTGATAATTTCTATAAGAATAGTCTCCTATTGGTATTAAACAGGATTAAACATGGCGAAGATTGGTTATGTCAGGGTGTCAACAAATGACCAAAACAGTGATTTACAGCGAAACGCTCTGATAAGTATAAATTGTGAGCGGATTTTTGAGGATAAAATCAGTGGAAAAACAGCCAACAGACCAGGTTTAAAACGAGCTTTAAAGCAACTTAAAAAAGGGGATACTTTAGTTGTTTGGAAACTTGATCGACTGGGACGTAGCGTAAAAAATATGGTTACTTTAATTTCTGATTTAAGTGAACGTGGTATTCATTTTCAAAGCCTGACTGACAGTATTGATACTAGTACCTCTATGGGGAGGTTTTTCTTTCACGTTATGAGTGCACTGGCTGAAATGGAACGGGAATTGATCGTTGAAAGAACAAATGCAGGATTAATAGCTGCTCGTGCTCAGGGAAGAATAGGTGGCAGACCTGTATCATTCTCATTTGCTGAACAGCAACAGGCCGCAAGATTGTTGGCTAAAGGCCATTCGCGGAAACAATTATCATTGATCTACAACACATCGTTATCCACGATATATAAATATTTTCCGGTAAATAAAACAGATTTTAGGTTCAGCTAACTAAACGTTTACTTAGACAACAGATTGCCATCAAGCATGGATTTACATATCTGAAAAAATTAATTTATCGACAATGAAAAAAACTTTCAGTACCTGGAAATCATCAGGTAAACTCGACCAATGAAGTTAATCTCATCAATTGCACAATCAAAGGTCACATCATTATCACATACCCTGATTTTACCGACCGGGATTTTTGTGATCTTTTTAATACTATGCATTCCTTCAATATCAATTAACCATAAACCATCCTGAACATCAGGTTCTTTTGTATCCAACAAATACCAAGTGTTATTGTTATCTACAATGAGAGGTTTTCTTATTTCTCTGGCAATAAGTTGAGTATCTAAAGTCACAGGGTTGTCAGCGTTCAACTTTCCACCAACTAATTTAACCCGCTGTATTGTCGGAGTGATAATGTTTTCTAAAGACTCCTTTTTCTTTTCTCCATCAGGGAACATGTCTCCTTGCCCTGTGCTTAGCCATAACAATGAAGCATTGGTTTCAAGGTTGCATTGAATAACCCAATCTGCTGGAAAGCTATCTCTTAAGTACCGGTTTGCCATTGTGCTTTTAGACACACCTAGATGGTCGCTTAGTGCTTGACGTGATTTAAACCCATATGCACTAACAAGGCGTTCGATAGCTTGTTTTCCTCCACTATCTGCACCCATTTTTATCTCAGTTACATTTTTTTTCATTTAAAGTACAGTTTAGTGAGTTTTTCTTCTCCACAACTCTCTCTAATTAAAGAGCTATAGTGATTCCAAATAAATTTACTAGATCCAACGAATGATATTGCATCATGGGCATCTAAATTTCAATCTATATACTTTGTGAAACTATACAATCTAAATAAATAGCAAAAATCTTCTAAGTAATAAAATAAGAAAAACTTATTAATTACAACGGATTGTGATAGGAAAGAAACCTTTTTAATCATTAATTATTTCAATAAAAACAATAATTAATATATTAACACTATCAAATATAGTTCTTAAAAAAGATAAAAAATCCCTTTAATTTTTTCTAATCAAGGTGTACTGTCCTTATATACAGTTATGTTATACGGGGGTAAGTTTGTCAGTGGACTTTCTTATGGAATCAGTAATAGCGCAACGTATTAATTTTATTGCCAGAATGGCAATAAGCTGTGAATGTAATCATATTGAAGATAAAGAGCTAGCTTTGACTTGGATTGCAGAATTATCGACGCCACTTACGAAACAACTTATTAATTGTCACGAAACACGTGAAGAATAAATGCGACAAATAAACAGTACGCATGTGGAGTTTTTGTATGATAAATAATCTAGAGTTTCTAAGTTGGTTATGATTGTATTGAAAAATTAGCCACTGAAAAGTGGCTTCTTGCTTTTCATTTGTACTATGGCTCTAACAATGTTGTTTCATTGTTTCCCCTCTTTTATTGGCACACCATGGTACTCTAATTTAACAATATTTCTTGTAATAGAGATTACCTAATGAAAATAATTGCACAGCAAAATGATACTGTTGATGCCTTGTGCTGGCGCCACTATGGCCGAACTCAGGGTATGACTGAACGTGTTTTAGAAGCTAATCCAGGATTGGTTGAATTGATATTTAAAAAATTTCCGGAATTGTCCGAATCTGAATATAGCGTAATCCTGCCACATGGCACTGAAGTTGAAATGCCTGAAATTATGCCAACTGCAACAAAACCTATTCTGCAACTCTGGGATTAAAGGTAACGAATGGGCGTGAATACAACCATGCCATTTATGGTAGTGTTAGTTTGATTGTTTTTTCAAAGGATTATCACTCTATTTTTACCAGCGTTGCCAGGAGTATGGCTTGATCTACTGGCCTTTTAAGAGCAAATAAAACCTATCCGCATTTTACAGGATATTCTGGAAAAAAATTGTAACTGTATTGTTTTCGACATTCGAGCAAGAATTATCTGTAATCAGCTTACCTTTAGTATCTTATATCCAGCATACGATTAGACAATACAACATTGGAATTCCTTAGATTACTGCATTAAGCGTTGATAGAAAAACCACCTACAGATTATTAAAAAGCCTTTCCCTTTAAGGAAAAGGCTTTTTAATTCATATTGTTATAGTCTTTACCTTCCAAGAAATTTGTCTGACCTTTCCTACAATTCGTCTTTAATGTCTACCGCTACCTTTAATGTCATTCTTCCAAACATAAACCCATAACTACCTACATGGCATTTTTCCGAATATGGATACACAACTAACAGAACTTCTACGCTTATTACGTAACCTGATCAGAACTGGTGTTGTTACCGAGGTAGATACTCAGCGAGGAATGTGTCGAATTGCGACAGGTAATCTCGAAACTGACTGGAGACCTTGGTTGACAATGCGAGCGGGTAATTCCCGTACTTGGTGGGCTCCCAGCCGTGGTGAGCAAGTTTTGCTATTATCTGTTGGCGGTGAATTGACCACATCCTTTGTATTACCGGCTGTTTATTCTAATCAATTTCCAGAGCCATCGACTCTCCCTACAGAAACTGACCATATTGATTTTCCTGATGGTGGATTACCGGCCATTTATTCTGATCAATCTCTGGCATCACCGCCTCGTTCTGAACAAGCTGTTCATATTGCTTTCCCCGATGGGGCTGTAATGGAGTATGAGCCGAAATTTGGTGCTTTAGTGGTAAAAGGTATTAAGACTGCCAGTGTGAAAGCTGCAAATTCCATAACACTTGAGGCAACGAATATAACACTAAAGGCATACAACAAAATTGGATTGGAGTCGTACAACGAAATTGGGATAAATGGATACAACAAAGTTGGATTGGAATCGTACAACAAAATTGGATTGAATTCAAAAAACGAGATTGGACTAGAAGCACTTAATAAAATTGGATTGGACTCAAAAAACGAGATTGGACTAAAAGCAGGAAAAGAAATGGGTCTGAAAGCGTCAAAAATTAAATTGGAAGGTGATGTTGAAAACACAGGCGGAAAACTCAGTTCTAATGGTGTGACCTTACATTCTCACCAACACTCCGGCGTCATGGCAGGCGGTGCGACAACAGGAGGTCCAGTATAATGATGTATCTTGGAATGAACCGGCAAACCGGTCGTAGCCTGACAGATTTGGAACATGTACGCCAGTCTGTCAGCGATATCTTACTAACCCCCGTAGGTAGCCGTTTAGAACGTCGCACTTATGGTTCTCTGCTACCCGAATTAATTGACTGGCCACAAAACGCGGCTCTACGTCTGCAAGTTATGGCTGCCAGTTATACAGCTATCAGCCGCTGGGAACCACGAATTAATCTGACAGCTATCACCATAAATACCCAACAAGACGGCAAAATGACAATAGATATATCCGGTCATTATCAGCTGTCTCCTGGGGTGTTTTCTCTATCCATCCCTGTGAGGTAAAACAATGCCGACTATTGACTTGGTAGATCTAAGCCAACTGCCACCACCTGATGTAGTAGAGCCACTGGATTATGAAAGACTATTGGCTGAGCGTAAAGCCAAATTAATATCTCTTTATCCTGAAGAACAACGAGATGCTATTACTCGAACACTAGAGCTGGAATCCGAACCTCTGGTTAAGTTGCTGGAAGAAAATGCTTACCGAGAATTGATATTGCGTCAGCGGGTAAATGAAGCGGCTCGTGCAGTGATGCTGGCCTATGCAACCAATGGCGATTTAGACCAATTAGGTGCGAACTATAACGTTACTCGGGCCGTTATGGAGCCTGATAGCACCTTCCGTAACCGTATCCAGAGAGCCTTTGAAGGGCTAAGTGTTGCAGGGCCGATAGGTGCATATGAATATCATGCCCTTAAAGTTAATGAAGGTATTAGTGTCAATAAAGGTGACGGAAAAGGTAAAGGTGAATATCAAACTGTTGCGGATGTTTCTGTCATCAGTCCATCACCGGCTAATGTAACCGTCACTATTTTGTCACAGAAATGGATATGGGAAAAAGATAAGGACGATAAGGAAGATGAAACACATAACGGTATACCTTCACAAGACTTACTGGATAAAGTGGTTATAGCACTTAATGACGAAGATGTCAGACCGGTTGCTGATCGGGTAAAAGTGCAACCAGCCAAAATAATGGAATATCAGATTGATGCTGTGCTCTATCTTGAGCGGACACCTGAGTCTGAGCCTATCCGTAAATTAGCTCAAGAAAATATGGATAAGTACGTGCTAGATCAACATAAGTTAGGGAAAGATATTCGGTTATCCGCCATCTATGCCGCACTGCATGTAACTGGGGTGAAACAGGTGGAATTGAAAGCTCCGACGAAGGATATAATTCTGTGTAAAGATCAAGCTCCTTACTGCACTGGTAAAAAATTAGAGCTGAGTAAAATTCAAACTTCTGATTGCTCTAAGCCAGATCCAATAGTGGGAGGTTATGATGAATGACCGCCTGTTACCAACAGGTTCTACCGTTTTGGAGTTGGCTGCTGCTAAAGCATGTTCGCAACTGCAAAATATAGAAGTACGACGACTCCGTAAACTCTGGAATCCTGACACTTGCCCTCCAGAGTTTTTACCCTATCTCGCATGGGCGTGGTCGGTTGATCGTTGGGATGAAAACTGGTCGGTGAGTACTAAGCGGGAAGTTATAAAAAACTCGATGTTTCTGCACAAACATAAAGGAACCATTGGTGCCGTCCGTCGCGTGGTAGAACCGTTAGGCTATCTCATTCAAATAAAGGAATGGTGGGAGAACAATGAAACACCAGGCACATTCCGATTGGCGATAGGGGTACAGGAAAACGGCATCACCGAAGAAACTTTTTTAGAGCTGGAACGGTTAATTTCTGATGCCAAGCCTGTTAGTCGTCATCTGATAGGTTTGTCAATCAATTTGGATGTTAAGGGCGAATTTTATTGCGCTGCGACAAGTTATAGTGGAGATGATCTCACTGTTTACCAATATATCCCTGACGTCATCACAACTAGCGACAATGCTCCTTTAGGGGCAGCAATTCATTTGATCGATACAGATACATTGAGGGTTTCACCATGAAATACTTTGCAATTTTAACCAAACTGGGAGCGGCTAAGCTGGCAAATGCTGCTGCTTTGGGAACAAAAGTCGATATTACTCACATGGCTGTTGGTGATGGAGGCGGTAAATTACCTGATCCTGACGTTAATCAGACACAGCTAGTTAATGAAAAGCGTCGGGCCGCAATTAATACATTGAGTGTCGACCCGGTAAACACCAACCAAATTATTGCCGAACAGATTATCCCTGAAGGTGAAGGGGGCTGGTGGATGCGTGAAATTGGTCTGTTTGACAGTGAAGGTAACTTGATTGCGGTGGCAAACTGCCCGGAAACTTATAAACCACAATTACAGGAAGGTTCGGGTAGAACACAAACTGTCAGAATGATCTTAATTATCAGTAATACTGATTCAGTAACACTGAAAATTGATCCCTCTATAGTTCTGGCAACTCGTGAATATGTAGATAGTTCAATTCTGAAACATGAAAAAAGCCGCAATCACCCAGATGCTACGTTGACAGAGAAAGGTTTTACAAAACTTAATAGTGCGACTAATAGTAATGATGAAACCACAGCGGCAACACCCAAAGCAGTAAAAGCAGCTTATGATAATGCTAATAGTAAATTGGCAAAAAACCAAAACGGAGCGGATATCCCTGACAAAAATGCTTTTGTGAAAAACCTTGGTTTGATGGAAAAGCTAATTCCGGTCGGTGTGCCACTTCCCTGGCCGACTGAAATACCACCGGAAGGATGGGTTCCGTGTAATGGGGCGGCCTTTGATAAGTCGAAATTTCCGGAGTTAGCCAAGGCTTATCCCAGTGGTAATTTGCCCGATTTGCGTGGTGAATTTATCCGTGGTTGGGATGCTGGGCGTGGAGTCGATCCATCTCGTCCATTATTGGTATGGCAGGAAGGTTCTTATTTACTACAGGAAATTGCTGGTCAGCCTGCTGATAATGTTGTTAATTTCTCGCTCAATGAGCGCATAAAGTTACAGTGGGATACTCCTCAACCACAACCTAACGGTATTCCACTAAGAGCCAGATCTGTAGGTTCAGCAACAACCTGGACTACCAATGCAGGTTACATCGGGGTATCAAGGCCACGTAACTTAGCATTTAACTATATTGTAAGGGCAGCATAATGAGTACATCTGTACTCGAAGAAATCCCGGTGGGAATACCTCTTCCTTGGCCGACTAACATACCACCAAATGGATGGGTAAAATGTAATGGAGCAATCTTTGATAAATCCTTATATCCAAAATTAGCAGAAGTTTATCCTAGTGGTAGATTACCTGATTTACGGGGTGAATTTATCCGTGGCTGGGATGATGGACGTGGGGTGGATGTTGGTCGATATCTACTTTCCAATCAATTGGCTGATATTGCTCCACATAATCATAGGCTTAGTCGAATGTGGTCTAACTCAAATGCTGGAGCTGATGGTTTGGGTACACCGAGCTGTATTCTCAATAGTGTCACCAAAGATGCTAACTACGGATTTGATGGCCGTGGATTGGGTATCGCTACCGGAATTGGAAATGGTGGTTCCGGTTATATGGACGATGCGATTCTTGCTTCAACAGGAACAGAAACACGTCCGCGAAACGTAGCATTTAATTACATTGTGAGGATTGCCTGATGAATAAGGCTGTACTGGATAAAAATAATATTGCCATCAGTACCGGAAGTATCGTTGTGTTTAATTACGATGCGATTACACTGGAATATCTAAACAGTACTGATGAACATCTTTCCGTTGGTATTGGTCTTCCTGCCAATTCCTGCACAGACGCACCACCTGATCCCCAAGAGGGGTATGTCATCTGCCGTTCATCTGATTTAACCAACTGGTTGATTGTACCAGATTATCGCGGAAAAATAGCTTACAACACCCAAACTGGGAAACAGCAGGAAATTATTGAACTAGGTGAATTACCAGAAATACTGACATTTAAACAACCCGCTACCGATTTTGATAAATGGGATGACGAAAAATGGGTAACAGATATCGAAGCCCAAAAAAACAGTCAGATTGAACAAGTAGAACTACAACGAGCCACTCTTCGCCAACACGCTAATGAAGCTATGACTTTATTACAATATGCTGTTGAGACTGAAATGGCCTCAGACGCAGAGAAAGCGTTATTACTTGCCTGGAAGAAGTATTTGGTATTACTGAGTCGTGTCGATACTTCAATAACCCCAGATATTGATTGGCCACAAGTACCAGAATGATAAAATTGTCAAGACCGGGCATTATTCTGTCTCCGGTCTTTTTTCAGTTATGATTGGCTATGTTGGCCAGTCCGATGTTTTTGAAGTATCAATTCAGTTAATATGATTTGGTATTTTCTTCATTCCAGTGAAGCCTGACGCATCAAATAAGCACTTATTGATTGTCCTAAAAACTAGGATAGAAAAAGGCCTGCGGTTTGTGAACTGCGGGCCTATATTATTTATACTGGTTGTGCGGGCCACCCAATATCTGGTGCTATGGTGGGATCAATGCGGTTTGCTTGTATTCGGTATTTTTTCCAGTCTTTGAGTTGTTCTATCTCTTCCAGAGTTGCTTCATCTAGATCAACGGCATCCTGTAAAGAGGCAATACTATTGCTGGCGAGGGATAGCAATTCTTCTTTACGTCTCTCTGCTTGAGCCATTAACTCGACCTTTGTGTACTTACGCGGAACAATAGCACCATTTATATATTGCCATTTGCCAGAAATATCACAAGAATCAGGTAGATTACTTACCTCAGCTACACTCATTCCATCTGGGTTAAAAGCTGATACATCTCCTGATATAGAACGGATTACATTATTAAAATCATACATTACTTTGATTGTGTCAGGATTAAAGCTTTTCTGGCATTCATACCAGTCTTGGTCGTCTTCTGACTTCAAATAAATGACATTAAAATCTTCAATGATTTTTCTGGCTTGTTTTGAGTCTGGTGTATATTGGGAAAAATTTTTAATGTTTTGCATATATTCATCACCCTACTAAATATTGGATATATTCATCCATATGCCGTTAACCTTTTTCTGTATTGGCCTCGATTTACGGTATCAACTAACTCATTTCTATTTCCATTTATTACAGCAGTAGTGGCATACCCACTTGTGTCTGTATCTCCATAATTTACCCGTACTTGTGCGTACTCTTTGGCACCAAAGCGAATGTCTTGAATATAACGCGTGTCTGATTCTGATTTTGTATAAGCGCCAATAATCGCAGCGGTTGGTCTATATCCTTCATGATAGACCTGATACCTCCTAACTCGAAGATTATCGTGTCTAAGGCTCATCCATTCATTAGTCGGTCCTCCAGAGAGGGCATGCTGCCATTTGAAATATTCGTTACCATTATCCCCCGTTTTAAACCACATATAGGAATCTGCATCACCATCTCCGGTGTTTTTAAAACCGATAGAGGCAAAGTCGGTGTTTCTGTTCCAACTCAGCATAGAGTCAGTAGTAATAGTTATGTCACCTGTTACATTGCCCCCGCTACGTTGCAACGCGTCTGCGGCTTTAGTAACGGTTTCCACTAAACCAGATTTTTCAAAACTCACTATTCTGTGAAATTTCCAAAAGAATAGTCTCTCATTGGTACTCAGCAGGGTTACATATGGAAAAGATTGGCTATATCCGAGTGTCAACAAATGACCAGAATGGTGATTTACAGAGAAATGTGTTGATATGTATAAATTACAATCTATTTTTGTAGGAAAAATCTGTGAAAAAACAATTGATAAACAGAGATAAAAATTCCTAACAGCAAGAAATATGCATTGATTTATAGAGGTTCCATTTCCTGCTTACCTATGAAGTGCTTAAGGTTAATTTATTAGAAAAAACAATAGATTAACTAACCTGATTTGTATCATCTGCCACACATTTCTAATCGAATGATTTAATAACTTGGATACCTCAACATAGCGGGACACCTTAATAGGAGAACCGCTAATATGGCACAAGATTATCATCATGGCGTCCGTGTACAGGAAATTAACGAAGGTACACGCACCATCACCACAATTAGCACCGCTATTGTTGGTATGGTCTGTACTGGCCCTAAAGCAGACGCAGACGCTTTTCCATTAAACACCCCGGTTTTGATTACTGATGTTTCGATGGCAATTGGCAAAGCGGGTGATGCCGGTACATTGCCTCAGGCACTTAAAGCTATCGCAGACCAAGCTAAACCCGTTACTGTTGTTGTCCGTGTAGAACAAGGTGAAACGGAAGGTGATACCACCACCAACATCATTGGTACTACAACTAGTGAAGGTAAGAAAACGGGCATGCAGGCACTGTTGGCAGCACAAGGCCAATTAGGTGTTAAGCCACGTATTCTGGGGGTTCCTGGGCTGGATACAAAAGCTGTTGCTGTTGAATTGGCGAGTATTGCGCAAAAACTAAGAGCAATGGCTTATATCAGTGCTTATGGTTGTAAGAATAAAGAAGAAGTTGCCGAATATCGTAAAAACTTCAGTCAGCGAGAAGTGATGCTGATTTGGCCTGATTTCTTAGGTTGGGACTCTGTTCTCAAAAAAGAATCTATCGCCTACGCTACTGCCCGAGCACTGGGCCTGCGGGCAAAAATTGATGAAGAAACGGGTTGGCATAAAACTCTGTCAAACATCGGTGTCAATGGTGTGACGGGTATTTCAGCAGACGTATTCTGGGATCTGCAAGATCCAGCAACTGATGCTGGTTATCTAAATGAAAAAGGCATCACGACACTTATCCGCAAAAACGGATTCCGTTTCTGGGGTTCTCGTACCTGCGCTGATGATCCATTGTTCCAGTTCGAAAGTTACACCCGCACTGCTCAGGTGCTGGCTGATACCATGGCGGAAGCACATATGTGGGCAATCGATAAGCCACTGACTGCTTCACTGGTACGAGACATTATCGAAGGTGTTAACGCCAAGTTCCGTGAATTGAGGTCCGGGGGGTACATCATTGATGGTAAATGCTGGTACGACGAAAATGCCAATGATAAAGACACTCTGAAAGCGGGTAAATTGACCCTCGATTACGACTACACACCTGTACCACCACTGGAAAATATGATGTTACGCCAGCGTATTACAGATCGTTACCTGATGGATTTCGCGAAAAGCATAAACGGCTAAGGGGACACAGATGGCATTACCTCGCAAACTTAAATACCTGAACTTGTTTAATGACGGCAATAGTTATCAGGGAATAGTGGAAGAACTTATTCTGCCTAAGCTGAGTCGTAAACTAGAAACCTATCGTGGCGGTGGTATGAACGGTAGCGTGACGGTGGACTTGGGCTTGGATGAAGGTGCATTGGATGTTGAATTTACTCTGGGAGGTATGGAAGCTCAGCATTATCGGCAGTGGGGAATAACTAAAGCCGACGGCGTAATGTTGCGTTTTGCGGGTTCCTACCAGCGCGATGATACCAATGATGTGATTGCTGTTGAAATCGTGATGCGTGGCCGCTTCCATGAGTTTGACCATGGCACTTATAAGCAAGGGGATAATACTCAGACCAAAATCAGCGCTAAAAACACCTATTTCAAACTGACATGGGATGGTGAAGTTCTGATCGAAGTGGATACCGTTAACATGGTTGAAATTGTTAATGGTGAAGATCGTCTGGCAGATCATCGCCGCGCTATGGGTCTTTAATCTAATCGGATAAACAAGGTTGAACCATGACAGAAACACTCATTACTCAAAACGACGAGCAGCGCACAATCGTATTAGAAGAACCACTTGCACGTGGTAATAGCAACATCACTGAAGTGGTGGTGCGCAAACCTAACAGTGGAGCGCTGCGTGGTGCTCGGCTACAGGCTTTGCTGGAGATGGATGTGGACTCAATGATGCTAGTTTTGCCACGTGTTACCACTCCCGCTCTCACTAAAAGCGACCTGTTGGCAATGACACCGGGCGATCTGATTAATTTCAGTGTTGAGGTGGTCAATTTTTTGTTACCGAAGTCGGCGAAGTCCGGTTTCCAGACCGACTAACCGTAGATGACTTGGTGGCAGATATTGCCACCGTTTTCCACTGGTCTCCGGCAGTGACAAGTGAAATGTCATTGACAGAATTACTGGACTGGCGACATCGGGCCATCTTACGAAGTGGTGCAGAAAATGAGTAATACACAGTCACAGCTTAAATGGGTAATACAGTCCGTTAATAAGCTGACCAGCGTTTTGAAATCCGCACAGCGAAATAATAAAAGGCTGGCGGATTCCATCCGGCAAAACCGTGGTGAACTCAAGCAGTTAAATCAGACTTGGGAAGCAATTAAACCTTATTCTGTTCCTGAATATGCGCAGGAAACTGCGCATGACAGTAGTAAAAAGGAAGAGAGCCGCTATAGCAAAACTAAAGATCTTCGTGATCGTATTAGCCAGCATGGTGCTAATGCAAAATCGGCAGGTGTTAAAATACTGACAACCAGCAAAAACTTTTTAATGCCAGGTTACGATCTTAATGCTCAAATGGCCAAAATTCGGGTACAAACTAATATTGAAAAAAATTCTCCTGAATATGCCATGTTGCTCAATCAAAGTCGGGAGTTGAGCAAAAGTACCGGAATTGATGCCAGCAAAATTGCGCAAGGGCAGAGTCTTTATGCCTCTGCCGGTTATTCCCCTGCTCAGATAAAGAATATGATGCCCGGTACAGTATCAATGTCACAGGCTAGTGGTGCAGATTTCGCCGCTACCATTGATATTGGCACTAATGTGCTGGAAGGGTTCAAATTACAATCCGAAGAGATGAGCCGTGTGAGTGATGTTTTAACGGCAACGTTTACTGGTTCAAAAACGACGTTGGCAGCATTGGGTGACACCATGAAATTTGTTGCGCCGACCGCTTCTTCTTTGGGGATTGATATTGAAACAGTTGCTGCTGCTACCAGAAAGCTGAGTGATGCTAATATCAAAGGAAGTGAAGCTGGAGAGATTCTGAATAGTGTGTTGGAATGGTTGGCTGAGCCACCTAAAGCCGCTACCGCTGCATTGGCGCAACTAAGTATCAAGACCCGGGATGCTAAAGGTAATTTACGGCAATTACCTGACATCCTCGCTGAATTGGATGATAAAACCCGGTCAATGAGCAGTAAACAACGTACAAGTTATTTCACAGCAATTGGTGGTGAAAAGTCCGTACCTGCTTTGGATGTGTTGGTAAATCAGGCTGGACAGGGAGGATTACAAGCTTTTATCGCTGCACTAAAAAATGTTCAAGGTGAATCCCAAAAAGTTGCATCAGTAATGACGAATAGCCTTACCGGTGATATTCAAAAGCTTAATGCCGCTTGGAGTGATCTGGGCGTTCAGACGTTTTCCGGCGTAGAGGGACCTTTAAGAGAGGTCACTCAGCAAGTGACAAATGTCGTTAATAAAGTAAGTGAATGGATGAAAGCCAACCCTCGTTTAGCTGCAATGCTTGCGACTATCACGATGGTCGTCGGAGGGATGTTAACTGTTTTTGGTGCATTAGCGCAGGCGATTGCTTCAATATTACTGCCATTAGCTGTAGCGAAATATAGTCTCACTCTCTTTGGCAGTACTGGTGTGAAAGCTTTTGGATTAGTTGGAAATGCTCTGAAAGTGTTGGGAAGTACCATGATGATAGTTGGTCGTCTGATGATGGCTAACCCAATCCTTGCTATTGTTGGTTTAATTTCTATGGCTGCTGTTTATATTTGGCAAAATTGGGAAACATTGGGGCCGAAATTTTCTCAGCTTTGGGAAAATATTAAAATCAGCTTGAGTGAGAAATGGGAATCAATTAAACAGAGTGCCTTACAAATCTGGGAGAATATTAAAACTAATATAAGTAATGCCTGGGAGTTAGTTAAACAGAATACATTGGATATCTGGGAGAATATTAAAATATCGATCTCGGATAAATGGAATGAAATTATTGCTGATGTAATGAACTTACCCAGTAAATTTAAAGAGGTTGGCACAGCGATAATTAACAGTTTGTTGGAGGGGATTAATGAAAAGTGGGAGGCATTGAAAAAGAAACTGACCTCATTGTCTGAGTATATCCCTGATTGGATGCGGCCAGGGGAAGATACTGCGAAAGGTACGGGTAATAACATGACTCCTAATGTCAGCTCGGTTCTGCCTAAACATGACAAAGGTGGAATTATCCCAGCTGGCGGATTTGGTATTGTTGGTGAATATGGACCGGAGATTGTAACAGGCCCTGTTAATGTTATTAGTCGGCGTCAGACTGCTAAACTTGCAGCCGCTGCTGCGTTTTCTTTAAGTGTGATGGCGCCTTCTGCGGCAGCTAGAACAGCACCGTTGCATATTCAGAGTTTACCTGTTCAGGCGTATCCACAAATTCAGGAGAAAACAGAGAAGCGCCAGATACAGTACCTTAGTGAATCCCCGGTCTATCATATAAATATCTATGGCGCTCCAGAGCAGTCTGCGCAGGATATCGCTGCAATGGTCAGGCGCGAACTGGATGATCGGGACCGTAAACAGCAAGCTCGTTTACGCAGTTCATTCTCTGACAGAGGAGAATTCTAATTATGATGGCAGCACTGGGTTTATTTGTTTTTATGTTGAAAACCACGCCATACCAGAGCCTGCAATATCAGCAGTCATGGAGACATGCTTTTAATAGCCGTATTGGGCTCCGGCCTGCCGGGCAATTTCTGGGGCCAGATAATGACACAATGATACTTTCAGGCTCGTTATATCCAGAAATTACCGGTGGTCGTTTATCATTGGTGGCTCTACAGGTTATGGCTGATAGCGGTAAAGCCTGGTCTTTTATAGATGGTAGTGGCACGGTTTACGGCATGTTTGTCATTGAGAGCATCGACCAGACAAAAACGGAACTTATGTCGAATGGTGCTGCTCGCAAAATTGATTTTACTTTGAAATTGCGGCGAGTTGATAGCTCTTTGGGTGAAATGTTCGGTGATCTTCAGAATCAGTTCTCCATGCTTACAGAAAGTTTGGTGGGTAGAGTCAAAGAAAGAGGTATTGGATGATGTCTGAATTTGACAGGGTTCCAGAAAAAGGCAGTGCACCGGGATTTCTTCTGGAAATTGATAATAAAGATATCAGCGGGCGCATTCAATCGCGCCTGATATCACTGACGATGACGGATAATCGCGGTTTTGAGGCCGATCAGCTTGATGTTGAACTGGATGATGCAGATGGAAGCTTGATGTTACCTTCTCGAGGTAATGTGATTTCATTGGCATTAGGGTGGCGTGATCAGCCACTTATAGATAAAGGGCGTTTTACTGTGGATGAAATTGAGCACAGTGGAACACCGGATAAATTAACTATCCGTGCCCGTAGTGCTGATTTTCGTGAATCTCTCAATATGAGACGTGAAGTATCTTATCATGAGAAAACAATAGGTGAGATTGTCCATACTATTGCCGCCAGAAATAAACTCACCGCCGATTTGCATAAGGATATAGAGAAGGTATTTATTAATCATATTGATCAGACAAATGAGTCTGATGGCAGCTTTCTTACCCGGTTGGCAAATCAGGAAGGGGCAATTGCTTCAGTAAAAAATGGCAAATTGATATTTATTCGGCAAGGGCTGAACAAAACAGCCAGCGGTCAAGCTATCCCTGCATTAGTGATCACTCGTCGGTTAGGGGACAGCCATAATTTTACTTTATCTGATCGTGAGGCTTATACCGGCGTGGTGGCAAATTGGTTAGATACCCGTAAACCGGAGAAAAAACACATTTTGTCAGTTCGAGGTACTGGTAACTCAAAATCATATCTGATTGGTAGTAAGGATAATGTATTGGAACTTTCCCGTGTTTATGCTGATGAAGCCAGCGCTAAGCGTGCGGCCAAAGCTACTTGGGAAAAAATACAACGTGGTACGGCGACATTTTCAATTCAATTGGCTCAAGGGCGTGCAGATCTTTACCCCGAAGTACCGATAAAAGTCATTGGTTTTAAACCTGAAATAGATGAAACGGAATGGACGCTAACAAAAGTTACTCACACGATGAATGGATCTAGCGGTGGTTTTACAACGGCACTGACTCTGGAATTAAAAATTGATGATCTCGATATGAAATAATCGTTCTTTAAATAAGATCTTGTTGCTATATTGTTCGCGAAATGAGATTTTATGTTTTAGTTAAGGGTAATAAATATGATCAAGTGTCCTCTTTGTGGTAAAGCTGCTCATGCACGCAGCAGCTTTGAGCATTCCAGTCAGACAAAAGAACGTTACAACCAGTGTCAAAATATCAATTGTGGTGCAACCTTCGTCAGCCATGAAACATTTGTTCGCTTTATTTCCAAGCCGGGTGAAGTGGTCAGTGTGAAACCGCATCCGAAAGAAAAGCCTAAAACTCAGTTGAATTTGGCTTGAAGAATCACAAATTAGCTGTAAATGTTTGCCACCGATGGGTGGCTTTTTATTGTGTCCCCCGATTCTCTATCTTGCTGCTAGAGATATTGCTAAATATCTTATGAATAGCGAATAAATTCACTTGCGTCCCCGGCCATATTTTGTCAGCTTTAATGTAATCAGAGTACTCACCAAAGCAGGACAATAATGATGAAAAATGTGGGTTTTATCGGCTGGCGCGGTATGGTCGGCTCAGTATTAATGCAACGTATGATTGAAGAGCGGGATTTTGATGTTATTCGCCCTGTATTCTTTACAACATCACAATACGGACAGCTGGCTCCTGATTTTACGGGTCAACAAGGTACATTACAGAATGCTTTCGATATCGAAGCCCTTGGTGTTTTGGATATTATTATTAGTTGTCAGGGGGGAGATTATACTAATGAGATTTATCCAAAGTTAAGAGCAACAGGTTGGCAGGGATATTGGATTGATGCAGCTTCAGCATTGCGTATGAATGATGATTCTATCATTATTCTTGATCCGGTTAACCATGCTCATATTCAGGAAGGTCTTAATAAAGGTATAAAGACTTTTGTGGGTGGTAATTGTACCGTTAGCCTGATGTTGATGTCTTTGGGCGGTTTGTTTGCTAATGATTTGATTGAATGGGCTTCTGTTGCGACTTATCAGGCAGCTTCTGGTGCTGGCGCTCGTCATATGCGTGAACTCTTGGTTCAGATGGGATCTCTGCATGCTCAAGTAACAAAAGAACTACAAGATCCGGCATCGGCTATTTTGGAGATTGAAAGAACAGTAACGGATTTTACCCGTAGTGGTGTTATGCCAACTGATCAATTTGGTGTGCCGTTGGCAGGTAGTTTGATTCCATGGATTGATAAGCAACTTGATAATGGTCAAAGCCGTGAAGAGTGGAAAGGGCAGGCAGAAACCAACAAGATCCTCAATACCGGTAGAAATCTTATTACCGTTGATGGTTTGTGTGTCCGTATTGGTGCTTTGCGTTGTCACAGTCAGGCATTTACTTTGAAATTGAAAAAAGATATTTCGATTCCTGACATTGAGCAATTACTGGCTGCGCATAATGACTGGGTTCGTGTTATTCCAAATGATCGCGAATTGAGCATGCGCGAATTAACCCCGGCAGCGGTAACAGGCACATTGAATACTCCTGTAGGGCGTTTACGTAAGTTGAATATGGGCCCAGAGTATTTATCTGCTTTTACTGTAGGTGACCAATTGCTGTGGGGAGCAGCAGAGCCTCTGCGTCGTATGTTACGTATCTTGATTTAATAATTTTAATCTATCTATTTATGTGAAAATCCACTCGTTATCCGGGTGGATTTCTCTATATAGCTCTGTTCATTGTTTCTTTGTTGGTTTATTTTTGCTATGTTATATAAGCTATGTTAATGATTTTTTGGTTTGAAAATAAAAAATCGGTTTTATAGGGGGAGATATGAAGCAAGATAACCTACTGAATTTAAAGGTAAGGGAATTAAGAGAGTTGGCGAAAACTTTATCTTTTCGCTATTTAACTCATAGTAAAATAAGAATGGATTTTAATTCAAAAATAAATCTTTTTGTAGAGGATATATTAGGTCAGGTTCGTATTCACTGTTTATCTTCAAATGGTGCAATTGAGATTATTCAGTTTGAAATAGATCACTTAAAAGAACAAGTTTTCTATTTGACAGCAAACAGAGTAAAGCAATATGCAATAATTGAAAGGGAAAAAGAGAAATCAAGTTATACTAATCTTATATTAAAACAGATCGGGTTTGTTGGTGGTGGTACTCAAATTCTTGCAGGTTATACAGTCTGTAAAGCTTCTTTAGGGTTAGCGTGTGCCTCATTCGGTGCGCCATTAATGGCTCATGGGTATAATAATGTTGTTGAAAATGGATATTATCTATTGTACAGAGAAAATATTAATGGTGGTGTCAGAGAAGGATACAGATATATTGCTAATAAAATCGGTTTAAGTGATAAAGATGCAGATATTGCTTATGCAACGGTTGATTTGGCTCTTTCAGGTTATGGCGCTTTTAGAGAAGTCTTGAAGCCAAGAGAAAAGTCATGGAAGTTATTCAGAAATATAGATAATGATTTTATCAGAGGGTGGAGAGAAATGGGAACTGTGAGCTTAACTACAGAAGGTATCGTTGATAGTTCTACAATTTTGAGTATTTATCAGTTACAAGAGGATAAATAA